TCACCCGGTCCCATCCCTCGGGAAGATCCTTTCCCGGAGTGCCACCAACACGGAGGATGCCCGCTTCCGTTCGGGCGCCGTAGACCTTGCAGCCGCAGCCCCAGCCGTTCGGCGGGTAGTGCTGGGTCCAGAAGGGATGGTCCGGTGGCAGGGCAATGCCGTCCCAGGACAGATGGTCAAGCCGCGGATGCTCGGCGCCGCTGTGCCGATAGACCCAGTAGCGATAGTTCGCCGCCGTCAGCTGCGCATACCGTCCGGCCATGTAGCTGGTCGACATGTTGGTCCGGTAGATCACCCGCGTCCGCCAGGCCTCGCCCTTCTTCGATCCCTCTCCGGTCCAGCCATGCCAGCCGTGGCGTTCGACGATCGTGCGGAAGTCGCGGCGGAACTCCTCGAGCGAGGTGCCTTGCGCCACGGCCTTGTCGACGGCTGCGGCAAGATCGGCCAGCAGGTCCGCCTTCGTCGCACCGGCCACCATGAAGGCGCGGTCATGCTGTTCCTGCCAGAGGTCATCCCAGGCCGATGTCGGCACCAGGTTGCCGAGCCGCAGCCGGAAGGCTGCGATCTGCTCGTCGAAGGGTCGGCGGAACGTTCCCGACAGCGGCTCAGCCACCCTCGTTCTCCACGCTGGCGCGGCCGCCGAGATGGGCCGCGACGAAGGCCTTGCCCAGCACGGCGACCATCGGGCGGATGTCGATGTCCGGGAAGGCCTCGACCAGCATCATCCGGAATTCGTCCAGATCGCTCGCCGCAGCCAGCAGCGCCTCGATCTTCGCGAGGACCTCCGCCATCGCCGGCGCCGCATTCTCCGCCACCCTGTCGGTCAGCAGGTCTTCCGGCGTCGGAGGAACCGGCTCGGAGGTCGCGCTCTGAGGGGCCACAGCGCTCCCGTCACCGGACGGGGCATAGCCTTGCACAGGACTGGCGGGGGCGCTGCGCAGCACTTCGGCATCGGGCTTGGGATCGGAAAGGCCGAGGCGGTCGCGGATCTCGCTGGCCTCCACCCGCAGCCCGAGCGGCACCAGCTGGGCCACCGCGTCCACTAGCCCCTTCAGGTCTTCCTTCTCGGGCCGGGCGATGACGATGCGCGGGTAGCGCTTCTGGGGGCCGAACTCGAGATCGACCCACGGCCGGATGAGATCGCGGTTGAGGATCGCCGAAAGCGCCCGCGCGTCGGCCCGTTCGATGTCCTCCTGGACCTGGCGATGTTCCTTGCCGGAGCCGAGGCCGCCGGTCACGGCGTCGGTCGTCGCCGTCTGTCCCAGCACGGCCTTCGAGATCTGCCGGTCGAGCCAGTCGGCGCGCTTCTCGTAGAGATCCGCCGTCTGGCCGACCGAGCTCGTCTCGACGAACTCGATCGCCATGCCTTCCGGGATGATCGCGGCACAATCGCCGGCGATGTTGGCCACTGCCCGGAAGAGGGTGTTCTTGTCCGCATCGCTGGCATCGGGGCCGAACTTCCCGAGACGCAGGGGCTGGCCGTAGGTCTGGGTGAAGATCGCCCAGTCGCGCTGGGTGAAGGCCTTGAACATCCACGCCCAGGCGGCGGCGCGGGCGAGACCGGAACGCAGCACCAGGCCGGACTTCGCCTTGATGGAGGCGAAGATGAACTTGTAGGCCGGCAGCGGTTCTTCCTGGCCGTGCTCGGTCAGCAGAAGCGGCGTGGCAAGGTTGGTTCGGTCGAAGCGGAACCAGCGCGGATCGCGCCACTCCAGCCGCAGCGGCATCCATTGCCCCTCGGATCGGTCCCAGATGATCTCGGTGAAGGAATAGCCCTTGCCGATGCAGTCGAGGATGTCGAACAGTTCCTCGGTCAGTTCGTCGCGGCGCAGCCAGTCCCGGATCGCTTCGGCGATCCGCTGGTCCTTCGGGTCATCGGATGCGGCCTCGACCGAGACGTCGATCTGGCTGACCGAGCGGCGCCGGGTGCCGAGGACGCCAAGATAATGCGGGTCGCGCTCCTCGATCGTCTCGGCGAGTTCGAGGTAGCGGACCGGGTCGCCGCCATCCGCCTCACGCAGGATCGACGCTAGGCGCAGCGGGTTGAGCCCGTCGGCCGGATAGCCGGACAGCGGCGAGCGGACACCGGTCAGGGTCGGGGTCGCAAGCTCCCGTTCAAGCTCGCGGGCGCGGACGGGATTGCCCCAGCGATCGAGCAGTTGTGCGGTGCGGGCCATCAAGTCCCCCTATGGCTTTTCGATTGGGCAGTAGGCGAGACGGCGGGCGGCAGGGGCATGCCGCAGCCCGGCGGGTCATTGTTCGACCGGTCCATGAACGGCAGGCGCGGCGTCCCGTCCTCGCCCGGCAGGACCCGCTGAAACGATCCGCCGGGATGATACTCGAAATCGATCCAGCGGCGGTAATAGCGCTGGAGCCAGACCACGCGCTCGCCTTCCAGCTTGACCGGCCACCAGGCGAACACCAGCCACCAGTCATATCTTGCTTTGGCGTGCTTCCGTCGGCGGGCCGAACGAGTATACCAGATCATCACACGCTCCCCCGAACAGCCGCGCCGACGGGGCTTCGCCACCAGCCGCGAGCCTCGGTTTCGTCATCGGGGCCGTCCTCGGAGGACCGTCCGCCGGCGCCACGGTACTCATAGGGCTGGACCGGGGTGCTGCCGGCCGAGGTCGCCAGTGCCGCGGCCCAGAAGCGGTCGGCGTGACCGTCGGTGTCGGTGTCGGCGATCAGGCGTCGGATACCGGTCACGCCCACCTGGCTCTTGATGGCATGGAGGTCGGCGCGCAGGACGGGGTCGCCGGCCGGGATCCGCGCCTTTCGGTCCTGCATCGCCTCCTTCAGGTCAGTTGCCAGCTCGAGCCGCGCAGCCGAGGTGAAGAGCACGCCCTCGACGCGGCTCTGGCCATGACGGCGCTTCGTGTCCTCGACCGGCTTTTCGCCCATGCCGGTCTGGTCGATGCGGCAACGCACCACACGGTAGCGGTGAAAGACCTCGTCCAGCAGCCGGTCCTGTTCCTGGAACGAGATCCGGCGCTTCGCGATCACCTCGCGGGTCCAGAGGACATCGCCGACGGCCTCCATCACCCAGATCACGAAAAGGTCCTTCCGGGCGGCAATATCGACGCCGACAAAGCAGGGACCTCCCTGGTAGTGCGCGGGGTCGCCGGCGCTCGGGTGTTCGCAGGCCGATATCAGATCGTAGTCGAGCCAGGAGTTCGCCTCGTCGAGCCATTTCAGTTCGTATTCCTGCGCCCAGGCATCGGCGTCGGCCATGCCGCGCTTGAGCTCGTCGATGTTTCGGTCGAGCCCTTGCGCCACCGCCTCGTAGATGTCGACAACATGGCGCGACCAGACGGTGTCCTCGGCGGTCATCAGCTCGTAGAACTTGTTGCCCTTGCCGTTCGGGGTCGAGATCACCCGCAGTCTGAGCCCCGTCTTCGAGATGACCGGGAACAGCGCGGCCCAGATCTCGCGCGACTTCGCATGGAAGGCGAATTCGTCAAGGATCACGTTGGCCGAGAAACCGCGGGCGGTGTCGGGGTTCGCGGGCAGAGCAGTGATCCGCGATCCGTTCGGGAAGGCCACTTCGAGCGACTTGTAGACCGCGTCCGGCCCCTTCTCCTGGGGGGCGCGGAACTCGCCCTCGATGAAGCGTGGCTCACCGCCTTTGACGAGAGTGTTATAGACCTCGTAAAAGGCCTTGGTGAACGGCTTGATGACCTCGGTCATCATCTCGGCCGCCTGGCGTTCGCCGCGGCTCAGGATCACCCAGCGCACCTTCCGGTCTTCGGCCCAGCCCCGGAAGCAGTCATCGGCGCATTCGCCGCCCGTCGAGAAGGTCTTGCCGGTCTGGCGCGAGAACATGCCGATCTTGAACCGGCTCTGGTCCTCGATCCAGGCACGCTGGTAGGGCAGGAAGTTGACGACCGGTTTCACGTAAGGCCCCCCCGCTCAAGACGCCATCCGCTTTCCACGAGGCCCGGCCACAGCGCCACCGAGGCGCGGGCATCGAGGGCCACGCGCACGGCGCTGGTCGGACGGGAGTGATGCTCCGCGACGGCCGCCATCACGGCGCCAAGGCGGCTGCGACGCCATCGCCCGCGACGGCCCTCGGGCGACACCCACCGAAACCGCTCCTTGGCTCTGCCCTGCGTCATCGCCGCATTCCCAGGCGCTCGGCCAGCTGCGCCTTGTGCAGTTCGTCCAGCAGGGTCTCGATTTCGGTCGCGGCGCGGGTCAGCGAGCGGACCAGATGATCGTTGCCGGTGCGCTCGAGCCGCCGGGCCTGGGCGCGCAGATCATTGACGATCTCGCGCGACGACGTTGATCCCGGACCCCTCATCATGCCGCGAACCCCATGATGCGCCGGGCCTTGTCGGCCGCGTCAGCATCAATGTCGCCGGCAGCCACGGCGGCATCGAGCTTTTCCGACTGGCGTTTGCGCTCGCCGGCCAGGATGGCTTCGCGGATCCCGGAGGAGGCCATGACGTCCTTCATCATGCGCCCGAGGAAATGCAGCTCCTTCGGATCGATTTCCTCGCCCGACTTCAGCATTTGCGCCTGCATCACCTTGAAGGCCAACGCGGTGATCATCTGGAAGAGGATGTTGTGCCGGTTTGCCTCGTCCTGCAGCCCCTCGCTCGTCATCCAGTCCGTGGTCCAGGCGGCGGCCTGTTCATTCAGTTTCACGAACTCGCGGTGTTCGGCGCCGAACTCGGCCAGCGCGGTCTTCTGGATGCGCAGCTCCGAGCCGGCCTCCTCGAGGCGGAAGTTCAGCGCCTCCGACAGATCCTCGTAGCCCCCGAAACCGCGGGCCACGAGCTCGGCCTTGAGCCAGCCCTTCAACTCGGCCGGCAGCAGATTGATCTTGCGGGCGGGAGGCATCTCAGCGCCTCGGGTTCGGGCGCTGGATGTCCGGATGGAAGGCAAGTCCGCGGGCGATGTCGACGCCGCGCGCCGTGGCCGTCACCACAAGGAATTCTGCCTGACTGTCATAGCTGACCATGCCCTGTTCCTTGAGCCAGGCGAGTTCGGTCACGACCTGGTCGCGGGACGCCGGCAGGCCGAGGCCCCGCAGGACGTCCTGAAGGATCGAGGCATTGCCGGTGTATTCCGGGATCGCCTCGAGGTGACGCAGGACCGCCAGGCGGCGGTGGCGGCGGAGAGTGTCGCCATAGTCGGACATCATTTGGCCCCATCTAGCAGGTGTTCTTCGTGACGGGAGACGATCGCTTCGAGCCGTCCCATGATCTGGTTGTTCCCGGACATCGTCGCCTGCATCGCCCGAAGGTCACCCTTCATCTCGACGAGGCTCAGCTGCAGCTGGTAGATGTCGTCTTTCGCCGGCATTCCGGTCAGGGTCTGCTCGGTGCGTGCGAGGCGCGCCTCCATGCGGTCCTGCCGGTCAGTGGCGGCCGTAATCCGGTCCATGACGCCCTGGATCGACTTCTCGAAGTCCTGCCGTCTGGTTCTGATCCAGGTGAAGACCATGGTGATCACGGCAAGGACCACGCTCATGGTGATCGTGAGGTCGAATTCGAAGGTCACCGGGCCACTCCGAACTTCGCCGCCAGATCCTTCACGGTGTGGCCGCCCATGTAGAGCCCCATGTAGAGGCCGCTGATCTGCATCAGGGCCTCGAAGGGCATCGGCGGCAGCGCGATCTTCCAGATCGCATTGCAGACATGGAGGATGACGGTGTTCCAGAGCCACAGGAGCCCGAGCATGTACATCCCGGCCGGGCGCCAGGCGCGGGCCCAGAGCGGCTCTCCCTGTTCGGCCCTGATCTGCGCCAGCTGGAACTCCAGTCCCGAGGCGTAGAGCGCCACCAGCTCGGGGCTCACCTTCTCGACCTCGCGCAGGGCATCGACGGCCCGGGGCGGATCCGCTTCAACCAGCGCATCGAGTTCGGCGACCGGCACGCCAGCGCGCTTGGCGACCGCCTGGAGCACATCGCCCACCAGCGGCGCATTGGCGCCCAGTTTGTCATTCAGGACCTTCGCAAGGATCGGCGCGCCGATCTGCACGGCGAGGGCGGCAATGGCACTCATCAGAGGCTCCTCAGATAGGCCGCGGCCCGCGGCAGTCGGTGGTTGATCTTCGCGGCGATCACGTCGCGGTACTGCCAGGCGGTCCAGACCAGCCAGAGGACACCGCCGCCGAGGACCAGCCAGCCGATGATGTCGGGACCAGCGCCGCTGTGGGCGGCGTCGGCTCCGCCGATTGCGGCCGTCGCCGAGGCGGATGCCGTCGCCCCGCCGGCGTTCAGCCGGCGCTGCAAGGCACTCAGCGTGGCGCGGCCGATGATCCCGTCGACGGTGAGGCCATGGTCCGCCTGGAAGGCAGTGATGGCGGCGCGGCTGGCCGGCCAGATCGCGGCGCCCGGATCATAGCTCAGCGATTGCAGAGCATCGCGCAGGGCATGGATCTCGGCATCGGAAAGCGGCAGCGCCAGCGCCGCCGCGGTCATGTCCTTGCCGGTTGTCGCGATGGCCTGGCTGTAATCGCCGTAGCGCATGAGCCGATACTCGGCCTCGCGGCGGCGCTGCAGGCCGGGCAGCACCTTGCCGTCGCCTTTCACCCATTTCCGCAGACCGGCGCGAACGCCGTCCCAGTCACCCTTCAGCCAGGCCCGGACCCAGCTGGCGCGGCTGATGGCGCCCGTGTTGAAGTGAAAGCTCACCGCGCCGTCGAACTCCTGCTGATCGGCGGGCGGCATGGCCTTGCGGACGGCGGGCTCGTAGTTCTCGCTGAGCGCGCGGGCCAGCAGTGCCGAGGCCTGCGCCCTTGTGATGACCATTCCGGCCTTGGGGGTGATGACGCCGGAGGCGGCTGTCAGACCGGCGCCGATCGTCCAGACGCCGGCCACGTCACGATAGGCGCGCAAGACCACGCCTTCCTCGCGTTCGAGAAACTTCAGACCTTCATGGCTGACCCCCTTGGCCATCGGATTACCCTCGAGATGATGCTCTCGGACAATCGCCTTCAATGGGGGGTTAAATCGCCCTTGAAACCTGTCAGTGCGGGGATTTGGGGGAGGCGCGGGCAGTCTCGCAGAGGCACCCGCCTCTTGTCAAAAGGGCAGATCGAGCTGGCGTTCCGACGCCGCAGCATCGAGTTCCGCCCGGTAGTTCGACACGGTGCGGATATGGATGTCGCAGGCCAGCGACACATCCAGAAGCGAGGCTCCGGCGGCGAGCAGTCGCTTGGCTTCGGCCTTACGCGCTTTTGCCCCGCGCAGGTGGGCGCAGGGCAAGAGGACCTTTCCGGGGCCGAGGGCGGCAATGACCTTCTCGGCGGGGGNGNGACCGATGATGTCGGCGAGCATCGAGCCGCGGGCCCGCACAGGAATGGCGATCTGGGTGCCGCCGCGGCGTTTGAGAAGCCGCATGGCGAGGTCAAGGCCGATGGCCTCCTCGATCAGCGCCGCAATGCCTGGCAGCTGGCTCATTCGTCGGGCACCCGCCGCTGGCGGCCGCAGCGCATGTCGGGGCGTTGCGCGACCTGGACCGTGGTGACCGTGCCCTCCTTCAGACGATACTCGAACCCTTCGAGGATGCAGCCGCATGCGCCCATCCCGGCGGCCCGGTCCACCCTGTGGCCGATCTCCCGGCGCAGGCGCTCGATGTCCATGCCCATTACCCGCTCGAGGTAGCGGACGACGGCGTGATCCGAGACAGTCGCAATCGGCTTCTTCATTCGAGGTCGATCCCTTCGCGTTTGCACCAGTCCTTCAGCGCGCGCACCACGTCGTTGATTTCCGAGCCGTCCTGCATCGCGTCGATGTCGATGGGAACAGAGCCCCACTTCTTCTCGAACCGGGTCCGGATGAAGGCGTTGAGCCCCTTCGGACCCGGTTCCCGGACGGCCTTCTTCTGTGCCAGAAGCCGCCACATGACGTGGCAAAATCGGACGTCGGCGCGCTTGGCAGAAGGCCGGCCCCTGGCGCGCTTCCCCGGGTCGACCGCGGGACGGAAGCCGCGGTCCTTCAGCGCCTGCACCACCTTCTCGAGCTCCGCCTCGCTCATGTCCCGCAAGGACGTCTTGCCGGTGGCAACCAGCTGCAGATCGTGGCGGGTCTCCGGATCCAGCCCCAGCTCGCGGGCGCCGACGTGGATCAGCTTCTGAAGGGCACGGGTGCTCATGACAGGGTTGCCTCCTCCTGGTGGGACAGCAGACGGTCGATCCGCCTGCCCTCGGCTTCAGCGACGGCGAGGTAGAGTTCCGGCTCGTGCTCGGCCGACCGGCGGGCGATCTCGACCAGGGTGGAGATCTCGA